GCTTGTGAGATTATAACTCTTCTTGAAGATATATCAGGAATTTCAAAATATGGATACTCTGACAATTCTATTGAGACGAAAGTTAATACTTTTTTTAAAAAAATAGTAAAAATGAATGAGGAAAAATGTTATAAATGTGACCAATATCCATATAGTGAAACAGATAAGCATTGCCCTGTATGTTATGATAGAATAGGAGATTAAATAAGACACTACCAACAAGTATCTACCCAAAAAGGTTTGATATTAATAAATATAAGGAGAAATAGATGGAAATACCACAATTCAAAAGATATCTAGTATATCTTAATATAGCATTGTTTACAATTGCCTCATGGTACATCATAGCTGAAGTATTATTATCATACATTTGGCAAAGTATCTGGCATTAATCAAATAAAAGGAGATCACAATGAATAGTCAAGAGTTTTTGTTATACTTTATGTTTACAATAGGCACATTATATGGTATATATATAATAATAAATGTTACATGGGAAGTAGGAATGATGATTTATAGATATATTGTTGATGAAATATCCTTTTATAGATGGAAAAGAGGTAAGTATAAGTAAATATTAACTAATAATAAGGGAGTTTAATGGGTTTTTCACCTCAATTACCCTGTGCTGGCTCCCTTATTATTGTTATTGGAGGTATTATGGATAAATTTTGTAATAAATGTAAAACAACTAAGGATACTAGTATGTTTTATAAAGATAATAGCAAGAAATCTAAGATAAGATCTTTATGTAAAGCATGTGACAACGCAAAAACTGATGCTTGGAGATATAATAATATGGAGAGATATCTTGCTAGACAAAGAAATAGATTTAAAAAAGATCCAAAACAAAGAGAGGCCAATAGAAAAAGATCTCAAAGGCATCGTGATGAAATGAGTGATATGTATATACGCTCACTATTAACTAAAAGATCAACCAATCTTAAGCCTGAAGATATAACTGATGATCTTATAAAATTTACAAGGGAAGCGCTTAAATTAAAGCGGGCTCTTAAAAAGAGGTAACGCTGTGGTAACTACAAGTAACGCTTTTGGTAACGCTATTGTAGTATAGTCCTATTCATAACAACCATACTGCGATAAGGGGAGTTTAACTTCGAGGTTTCTCCCCTATAATTTCACGACGAGGGAGCGTAAGCAAGGCAAAAGTGTCTGCTAACTCTCCCCAACAAATTGGTTACCAAGGAGCAACAGTAAACAGGGAGATAAAACCAACGTAGCTGCAGTGTCGAAACTGGGAAAACTGGATAATCATGAATAGCACCAGATGAGCTCCACAAAATTAAATATATCAATCATAACACCTCTGTATTATATAGGTTAATTGCAGTAATCAGGCTAGCTGTCCTATTATAATATTAAGTGTAAAATCCCTGTTTGATATGGTTATCTAAGCTTTCGGTGGACTTCTAGACCATCCATTTACCTGATAACCTTTGCCATAGCTTATGCATTGTCTAGACCTGCTGTGGCATAAATTTCACTAACTATAACCAACATAAGGAGAAATAATGACCCTTCCAACATTAGATGAAATGTATATTTCTGAAGAAGCACAAGAAAAATATGCAAAAGATGTAGCAATTAATGATATAATACAGGAGATATATGGAGAAGAAATTATTATATAAAAAAGATTATTTAAATAACAATATACACTATGAATATGTTGGTGAGATAACCGAGGATGGTGCCATGCTCCTTCAAGAAAAAGCTGGGTATCATCCTGCAGGTTATGGTTTTTACCAATTCACACATATAAATGGTGTAGCTAGATGGGTTAGTAGTAATAATTGTGACTAATTTGGGTCTAATCTATGGAAAAAGTCGGAATTTCCTCTCTAAGGATTAGATTAGCCTAAATGGCGGAGGGAGATTAATTGGAAACTGTGGACACCGAGAAACGTAAGCAGTATAATTTCCCTCCAAAGATTATAGGGATTTAATCCCCCTATTTATAGAGGAGAAATAATTGAAAGAAAAGATTGAAAAGATTATAAAAAAGATGGAAAAACAAAAAGCTTTAACTAAGAAACTATATAATATGATAGAAAATGCTAAAGTTATAAAGCTAAGTAATAAAGTAACAGGCCCAGTTTGGTATAAACTACTTAAAGTAGATAAAGGAGATATAGATGGAAGATCCAATAAGTAATTGTTGTGGATGGCCACCCTCTTATGAAATGACTGATAATATAGGCTATTGTTCTAAATGCGGAAGAGGAGCTTTGTTTATAGAAGGAGAAGATGATGAGTAAAATGAAAAGATATCTTGAAGAAAGAGAACAGCTTGATCCTAACTTGTATAATGGACATGCTGAAGAAGAGTTCTGGATGCAATGTCGTCTAGAAGAAATACTCGAAAGAGAAGGACAACTAACTGTAAAAGTAATTAAAAAAGGAGTAAAAAAATGTCAAAAGAAAAAGTAACATATACTAAATATCAACAAGGTGATGTTGTTATGTATAGAGTTGATGATGGTCATTTTGCTAAATTTGCAAGCTCAGGTGAAAACTGTACATCATATACAGGCAAAACAGATACTAAAGCTATATTAGCATTTGGTGAAGTAACTGGACATACTCATAGAGTTGAAATGAAAGACATGCTTAAAGATGCTGGTGTAACATTACATATGAATAGTGGCAATATTGCAGGCAAAGATATTCCTAAATCATTTAGTGTTGAAGGGGCAGATGCAACTTTAATACATGAAGAACATGATGATGTAGTATTACCTCCAGGTAATTATGTTGTAAGAATTGTAAGAGAATTTAACCACATAACAAGGAGAGCACAATATGTTGCTGATTAATAATCATAAAAATGAACATTTTAAAGACTATATACCTCAATATCTAAATAATAAGTCAGTTGAATATCTTATTGAATTTGGTGCAAAAAATCAATCTGTATTCTTTAAAGGTGAAACTGGTGATAGATATAGTATATATGTATTCACAAAGGTTGCTAAAAATAAAGTTGAAGTGTTTAAAGTATATAATCAATATGATCATGGTACACAAGAAGGAGCTAGAATTGCAACTATTAGAGGACGTGTTATTGAATATAATTCTTTACATAATGATTATTCAAATTCATGGTTCTATAGAACTACAGCTGAAGATGTTAAGCAATTAATGAGACAAGGTGTATGTAGTAGGAAACATATTATGAAAATAAGATTTTGTAGATCTGCATATTTTCTTGAAGTAAAAGATCATAATATTAGCTTAACTCCTTGGAATGGTATGAAGATAGATCTTGAAACAGGTAAAGTTGTACAAAAAACACCTAAACATGCTCTTAGAGAATATAATAGAGCTAAAGAACAAGATAAAGTTCAAAGAAAGCGTAATTATATAGCTAATAAAGAAAATACTGCAGCTCTTAAAAGATATAAAGAAGCAGGTGGTGATACTGAATTAGCTAGAGGATGGCGTGTTGATGAAGCTGAAATGGCTCTTAATATGGCTCAAATGGATTGGTCTAAAATACCTATAGAAGATGTATTTAGGCATCGTAATGCAACATTAAGAAGTAATATAATTGAACATTATGGTATGAATGCTATAATTGAAAAATTAGATTATGATGTTGTTGATAAAGATACTATTGATGGCAGATATTATAGACTATTAGATGTTACTATTCCTGATTTCTCTGATACTAGTCTTGCAGACAATACTTATAAAGGCTTATATCTAGAAATGATTAATCCTTCTACAGGAGAAAGTCATTTTGAAGGTGTTCCTAATGTAACTGGTGCACAATGGGGTAATAGGCTAGATGATGCAACTGTAAAAGCAGCTTTAACTTGGCGTGATGGTGATTCAATAGTTCAGAATGGTTCAACTTGGATAAATGCTGATGGTAGTGGCAATAGTGATAATTATGTTGTGCCAGTGGTATTGAAATGAGAAAGTATAAAGTAGTACTCTCATATCCAATAGAAGTAAATGCAGAAGATGAAACTCATGTTAAAGAAATTATCATGGCTAGTAAACCTTTGCAAGGAGCAGCTGACTTGAAACTTGAAATCACGGAGATTAAAGATGAAAAATGATGAAATAAGTAAGGATAAATTAACTATAACCGAACCAAGACCTAGTTCACTTGGCAGATCTACTATAGCTGTAAGGCAAAAAGAATCTGTAACAATTGATTTAGATGAAAAGACTGTTCAATTACATGATTTTCATTATAGTTTTGATGAGATTATAGCTATTGCTGACCAATTAAGAGTTTTAATTGCTAAAACAGATCTTACTTTTAGTTAGTTGGAGGATGTAGGGGGAGTTAGATTATATCGAGTTCCCCCTATTATTTCCTTGTCTGTGTGATCTTCGTCACATTATATTTGCAAATGGTTGATGAGTCAAATATTGAAGATATGGTTATTAAATCTTATTTAGAACTTTATTTGCGATCATTAAATGAATCACGTTCTCATAAGTTTATAACAAGAATTAAAAAAAGAATGCTTGAGCTCATCAAACGTAAGCAATTGAAAAATCAATAAATACATAAAGGAGTAAAAATGGAAGAGAATGTTCCTAATGGGAATACTGTCCCCCAAGAATCCCCTGTTGTAGAAAGTCCTACTGTTTTAATGTCAGATAATTTAGACAAGTTAGCAGTTTCTTTAATTAAAGCTCAATCAGAAATGAAAGGTGCAGAAAAGAAATCTACCAATCCTTTCTTTAACTCTGGTTATGCTGACTTACATACTGTAATAGAGGCATCTGTACCTCATTTAAATAAACATGGTATAGCAGTTATACAGGGAAATGATGGCGAAAAGCCTGGAGAGTTTTATGTAACTACAATGTTGTTGCATGAATCTGGGCAATGGATAAAATCAAAACTTAGAATGCCTATAGAAAAAGCTACTGCTCAAAGTATTGGCTCTACTATTACATATGGTCGTAGATATGGTTTGTCTGCAATAGTGGGCATATCACAATATGATGATGATGGTAATTTGGCATCAAATAAAAAAGGCTTAACAACTAATAAATAAGGAGTAAAAGATGGCTGTAAAAACAATGACTGTAAGCAGTGGTGGTGATGATAAATTTGCCGAAGGTTGGCATGAATTAACTATTGCTACTGCTAAATATGGTGAAAGTGCAGGTAAGAAAATAATAACTCTTACTTTTGAAGGATATCCTGATAATATGGACTTAAGAATATATGAAGCCTATACTAAGAAGGATAATCAAGAGTTTAAAATATCAAATTTGTTTAAACATGCAAATGCAGGTATAATGGGAGTTTTAAAAGATCCTAGTGGTAAGCATCCAGTAATTCAATATGATGATGAAGCAGAAAACTTAGTTTCAAAGAAAGTTAATGTTTTATTCTATAAAGAAAAGAAAACTGGCAAAGGATATACAAGAATGCACGATATGCTCGCTCCTGTTATGCAAGAAGGTGAGCATTTATCATATAATGCTGAAGAAGTAGAAACTATCAAAGCTAGTGTTAAGAAAAGCTTAGATGCATTTATATCTAAACAAACAACTGTAAATAGTGAAGCTCCTATAGAAGGAGAAGCTCCATTTGCAACAAACACGTTTTAATCAAGGAGAATAAATGAAAAAAGCGAACAAAACAACAAAAAGAACAGTAAAACCTCTAACTTATAACGGAATTGATGATATGGGTACAGATGTTTCAACTGTATTAAGATCTTTAATCCATCAGGATGGAAGATTTACAACTCAAGAAGCTAGTGCTATTAGCAAGATATGTAATAATCTTATATCTGTTAGTAAGCTAAAACTTGAAGCTGCAAAGATGCAAACAAGTACATCTAAAGCTGCTTCTAAAAATGTATTAGCTCTTAAGTAAATCAATTGAGAGAGTTACGGCTAAAACCACCATTCGTTAATATACTAGACCACAAGGTATTGCGTTCATATCTAGAGTGCTAGTTAAGCGTGGTCTCTCTCATTTAATTTGGAGACATTATGGCAACTAAAATACCAAAAGAAATCGCAAATGAACTATATAAAGCTATAAGTAGACTTGAATATTCTACTGAATTGTTAAAAATGTGGGTTGAATATATGGATAGTGATTTAACAGAAGCTGAATCAATATTAGTTAAAAAATCTAAACAATTTTTAGGAGATAAATCATGACATTTTATAATACTACACATCAAGAAGGTGAAGAACTTAAAAACTCTTGGATAGAGACAGCAAATCAAGACGAAATGATATTATTATTGTTTGCAAGAAATCAAGATATGACATTTACGCCATTTGATATACAAAATATCCTCAAACATGATTATGGTAAAGATTATCCAATAACATCTATTAGAAGATCTATAAGTAATCTAACTGAAATAGAAGCATTAGAAAAAACTTCAACTAAGCGAAAGGGTAAATACGGCAAAGTTAATTATTGCTGGAAATATGCTCTTTAAGGAGAGAAAATGATAAAAGAATACGCATTTGGTTTGTCTAATAGACACCATTTTGGTGATGTTCAAGATGTTGAGAAGTGGATAGGTATAGAACAAGATACTTTTATGTCCCTATGGGATTATGATGGTCATGTAATTGACTATGTAAAAGAAAAAGGAACTCTTGCTTCATATGATGGAATGTTATATATGCCTGACGAATTTCTTCTTGATGTCGATGGAGAAAACCCTACTAAAGCCAAAGAAAAAGCTATTGGCTTAACAATATTACTAGATGATCTATGTATACCATATCAAATATACTTTTCAGGTACTGGTTTTCATATAGGCATACCTGGATCTGCATTTAGATGGAATCCTGCACCTGACTTACATTTAAAAGTTAAAGATGAATTACAAGCTAGAGGTATATATGAATATGCAGATATATCTGTATCTGATAAAACAAGACTTATCAGAGTAGTTAATACCAAAAATAGTAAATCAAACCTCTTTAAAATACCATTAGAACATAACGAATTACATAATTCAATAACAAATATACAAGAAATAGCAAAAACACAAAGGTCTAAATATAAATGGACTACATTAGAATGTGAACCTGTATTTGACGTATTGAATCGTAAAGCTATAGCTAGTGATAAAGAGTTTGAGACTGTTACACTTGGCAGAAATCCAGACCCTATATGGTATCCATGTATTCAGACTATGATGACTGGAACAGCTCAAGGATCTAGGCATCAAATAGCTTTAAGAATATCAGGCTACTTAAGATGGAGATATCCTGAACATATTGTCAGATTAATTATGGAAGATTGGAGACAAAGAGTAGATCTTTCTTCTCATCCATTTACTAAAGCAGAGATGGATAAAATAGTTACTGATTGTTATGAAGGACATAATGGCAATGGCTATAACTATGGTTGTACTGACGCACATATGGACAATCATTGTCAGTCTACATGTAGGTTGTACAAATCAAAGAAATCACAAAATCTAATGGATGCAAATTCTATGGATAAAGAGTTAATGGAATTTCTCACAAGAGACCATGATCCTATAGATATAGGTAAATTCTACAATCAATCTTTTCCTATATATCCAGGTGAAGTTGTGATATTACAAGCTCCACCTAAATCTATGAAAACTATGTTATTACAAAATTGGGTTAATAAACTCAAAAGAAAGACATATTTTATAGAGATGGAAATGTCTGCTAGGCAAATGTGGATGAGATTTGTAATGATGGAAAAAGGCTGGTCTGAAGAAGATCTTAAGGCTCATTATATGGATCATGCTAAAAGTATAACTGAAGACTTTCAACAATGGTTAACCATAGATTATAGTCCATGTTATGCTCATGAATTAAATAAACGTATAATGATGCTACCATATAAGCCAGAAATAGTTGTTGTTGATCATATGGGATTATTCAGATCTCAAAAATCAGATAATAACATGAAAGTAGAAGAAGTATCACAAGCTTTAATGGAACTTGCAATTCAGAATAATGTAGTAGTATTTGCCGTATCTGAAATAACAAAGCAAGCATTTCATGAAGGAATGGATATTACATCTGCTAAAGGCTCATTTCGTGTAGGTTATAACGCTAATAAAGTCTTATCTCTAACTCCTTATAAGGATGAAAAGAACTTGATTAAATACTTAAAGATTCAATGTACTGCAAATAGAGAGAAAGAAAGCTTAAACTTAGAACTTAATGTAAATGGAGCAAGCATAGGATGAATATGATACAGGTAACAGTTTGGCTTAATCCTGAAGATGAAACATGGTTTAAAGGTAAATATATCACTACTCTTGAATGGATGCTTATTGAAAAAGATCGGATTTCAAAGGCAATAAATAAAAGGGTAGTGATAAAAACTGATGAACAAGGATATAAAGCTATATTTAGGGAGAAATTAAGATGATGTCACATGATAGAACAAATAAAATGGCTGCTGAAGCTGATTGGAAAGAAGGTATGAATGCTTTTAGAGAACATACTAGAAGGACAATAGAGCTATTAGAGCAAGAAATACATAAAATTAAACAATTAATAAAGGAGACCCCATGAACCCTTATTTACCAATAAGAAAAGTACCATTAGATTATAATGGCGTAAAATCATCTGCATTTTCGGTTCAAATGAATCATCCAAGTCCAACTATGGTTGCTGACTGGAAAGAATGTGGAGTTGTTGGTAGTAGCTATATGTTGTTACCAAATGAAGAAGTGAAAAAAGCTGCAAAACAAGTAGCTGAAGAATGTGATATAGAATTTGTACATGATAAAACTTTCTTTAATGGAAGACAGTATATATATTCTATGAGATCACCTGAAGTTGTTGGAAGCATAGATGTTGATGATGATGTGGCTTTAGGAATGCAATTCTGGAATAGTTATGACGGAAGTAGATCCTTTGGATACTCTCTAATGTTATTTAGATTAGTATGCACTAATGGAATGATGAGTAAAGATCATTTCAGCACATATAGATTTAAGCATGAACCTACATCTGAGAATTGGGATGAAAATTTAAAGCAAATCGTCACTAACCTTAATAATATATCCAATGGAAGTTATAAGATAGACGAATTTATATCTAGTCTTAGAAAATTAAACAATCTTAATATAGATATGAAAAAGCTTTCTGAATTAAGACATTCTTATCTATCTGACTTACCTGTTGGACTATGGGGTCAATTGATTGATAAATATACATCTAAGAAAGTAGATTACAATGGATGGGAACTTTTAAATGCTGGAACAGATATACTTTGGCATAAAGAAAATCCTACAGTTGCATCTTATAATCAAAATCAGATAATTGTAGATGGCTTGTGTAAAGCCGTAGCATAATAACTATAAGGGGGTACGCTTCAACCTTGATAGAACAGATCATAGCATAGTGTATTCACACTGATCCAACTAGCTGCCCCCTTAATATTAAAGGAGAAATAAATGAAATACGAATGTGCAGATTCTTATATAGAAATGGAAAAAATATATCCTGAAATGATAAGTGAGTTTGAACATATAACACATGACATGTTACAGCTATTTTGTATGAAACAGTCTGATTATGGCCCTACAAACATAGGAATGGGCTCTGACGTGGTAGACACTGATGAGAAGGTAAAACGCTCTTTATTAGCCCTTTCTGTTAGAATTAACGATAAAACCCAAAGATTGATTAATCTTACTATGAATAATAAAGATCCTAAGAATGAAAGTTTAGAAGATACTTTTATAGATATAGCTAACTATGCTGTAATGGCTTTAATTGTTAATAGAAAGTTATGGGGTAAATAATGTATGGTATAAATGCAAAATTGCCAAAAGCTAGTTTTAAATGTCATATGTGTCATTCTTTTAAGAATCAGGATGTATATATATGGGGTAATTTTCAGATACTACCAAAGCATCCATATCAAGAATACAGAATATGTAAAAAATGTGCTATAAGAGAGCATGGAAGTAAACGTGTAAAATTAGAAACAATAATAGATGAAAGGACAAAACAATGGCTGGAAAAGCAAAAACAGTAAAAGAAAAACCTAAAAGTATAGTGGTAGAAACTCCTCCACCACCAAAAACTCCTAAAAAAGACAAGGATGTTGAATATATTGGGAATGAATTGGCTAATGTTAGCAAGAGAATTAACGAATTAGAACTTGCTATAGAAGATATGAATCAAAAGCTTAAAAGAGTTATGGGGAGGATGGGTCTATGATTAAAAGTGGTAGTTTGCAAGAAAACTTTGAAATTGCTTTAGAAAAAGTGGATGTATTAACTGATCACAATGAAAGGCTTATGGATATAATAACAGATTTAGAATATAAATTAGCTCAATATAAAGAGCCTGTAATTACTCCTGAGCCTGAGCAAAATCTAAACAATAATAAAAGGTTGCAAGAAATTAGTGAAGGAGCTGAAAGAGCTATAGAAAGATATAAAGCTATAGAAAGATATAAACAATTTTTAAATAAGGAGTTTCCAAATGCCAAGTCCAAGCAAAGCAAAAGGCAATCGGTTTGAGAGAGAAATAGTAAATAAAGCAATCCAGTCTGGATTAACAGCAAAAAGAGCATGGGGCAGTAATGGTGCTGCCTTAGGAATGCATGAAGAAGTTGACCTAGTTATAGGTAAAGATCCTGAAATTAAGATACAGGCAAAATGTAGAAAAAAACTTGCTTCCTTCCTACAACCATCAGAACACGTAGATGCTGTGATATGTAAACAAGATAGAGGAGAAACATTAGTTATTCTTAGGCTTGAAGATTGGTTAGAGTATCAATTTACAAATAGAATGGTGGAAGAAAGATGATGCTAGGTAAAAAAACATATGAAAAAATAAAATCAATTGATAAGCAGTTAAATAGCATTATTAAGTACCCAGAAAAACATAAAGATGTTGAAAAGCTATTAACAGATTTAGGATTTGTAATGTCAAAATTAAATCATATATATGAAACTATAATAACTTATATTCACAGGCCTAATAAAGATTAATTAATCAACGCCCCAAGATACGGAGGGATTGCAATGCGCTTTCCTTCTGTTTCTTGGTTAAACTTTTATAAGGTGTGTTTTTATAATTTATAGATCTTTTATTATCTTTTTTGCCAAAAAGCTTTTTTCTTACCACTCTAGTATCTATTCCAAAAGATGTTTCGCCTGGATATAAAGCAAGTTCTGATCTAAGCGCAGCCACAATTCCTCCCTTGCTTTTAAATGCAGGGATAGTCCTAGTAAACAATCTATTAGCCTGTATGCTTAACATTCCAGCAGCTTCTTTTGCAAATTCTGAATTATCTAAAGCTTTATATTCTCTCATTCCAGATAAAAGGCCTATCATGCTATCTTCATCTGCTAGCAAGTCATAAAATCCTGCAGCTGCTCCAAAATTATATAACTCAATAGCATCTGAAACAGGAACTAAACCTGCAGCCCCTACTAATCCTTTTCCATAAAAAGCTTCTTTTTTTTCCTCTTCGTCTCCAAGCAATAGTTTTGAAAATTCCCTAACTCTTCCAAAAGTATCGTTATTTACATATGTAGTAAAATTAACACCA